TATTGGTAGTTTTGATGGTGGTGGTTTCACAGGCTTTAGAGCAAGAGCAGGTGGCATAGATGGTAAGGGTGGTTTCCCTGCTATACTGCATCCGAATGAAACTATTATTGACCATAGCAAAAGTCAGCAAATGCCAATGGCAGCACCATCAGTCAATTTCACAATCCAAGCCACCGATGCTAGTGGTTTTGATGAACTATTAGTATCAAGAAAAAATCAAATCGTAGCTATGATTTCACAAGCTATGAATCAAAAAGGTAAGGTAGGTTTAATCTAATGGCAGGTGCATTTCCAACAACTAAAAAACCTAGAGTGTTTAATTTCACTTCTAACAGACCAAATAACACAGCCTATACTTTGAGTGGCAAAAGATCAGTCAAACAGTTTGCAGCCCAATACTTTAGCTTCAGTGTACAAATGCCACCTATGAAACAAACAGACTTTCAGCAATACTATGCTTTCTTAGTAAAACAGAAGGGTAGCTTTGAAGATTTTACTTTTGAATATCCACTAGATAATTTAGGTGCTGATAAAGGAGAAACAGATATATTGGCTAATGGTGTTCATGCGATAGGCGATTCAACAATCGCTATGGATGGCTTTAGTGTTTCTACCGATGATGTTTTAAAAGGTGGTGACTTAATTAAGTTTAGTGGTCACAACAAAGTCTATATGGTAACAGGCGATGCCAATTCCAATGCTAGTGGTCAAGCAACTGTATCTATTGAACCACCTTTACAGGCAGCATTAGCAGACAATGAAGCAGTTACAGTTAATAAACCATCATTGACTGTTGCTTTAGTACAAGACGATGTGTTGTATGGTACAGATGCAGCAGGTTTCTTCACATTAAGTTTTGATGTTCGTGAGGTGTTGTAATGGCAAGGACATTAAGTTCTAACATACAAACACAAATACAATCTGAAGGCATCAGAATAGCCCATTTGCTTAAGCTAGAAGATTTGGGTGCAAGTAATACCGATTTAGTAGTTACCAACCATGTTAAAGATTTAACATACAATTCTACAACCTATCAAGCTGGTGGTAATTTTTTAGATGTTTCAGCAGTTGAAGAAACAGGAGAGCTTTCATATCAATCTATAAACATTTCTTTGGCTAATGTCACTACAACTGTCAGAGATTTATTTAAAGAAGAAGATTATATTAACAATGCAGCAACAATATATTTAGTTTTTTTAGATACCAATGAAACGATAATAGATGCTTATGAATATTTTAGTGGCACTATTACTGGTGCTAATATTATAGAAAGTAAAGGTGCTTTCAAGGTAAATGTTGAATTGGCTTCACAATGGAAGAACTGGGAAATAAAAAAAGGCAGGAAGTTTACTCAAGCATCGCAACAAGAATATATAGACAGAAATTCTTATAGTACAGATTTAGGTTTAGAGTTTGCCCATGAAACCAACAAAGATGTGAGGTGGAATAGATAATGGGTAGTTTTTTCGCAGCAGTAGGTTCGCAAATATTGCAATACACAGCTTATGCTATTGATTTAGCTAGGGGTATGAGTATTGCTACTGGTTTAACCATCGCACAAGGTGTATATGCCCATAAAACTGCAATGAAAGCTAAAAGAAAAGGGGCTGATATCCTATTGCAAAAATATGGCACAGGTCAGGGTATGCCAATTATTTATGGCAGCAGAAGGATTGGTTCAACTGTTGTTTATATGGAAACCAAAAACAATAAAGAATTGTTTGTGGTTTATGCTCTAGCAGGACATGAGCTAGATAGCTTTGACCTTAATTCAATACAGTTAGATGGTAGAACTATTAATGATGATGAAATCTATCGTCAAGGTTATGACTTATCCGATGGTACAACAAGAATTAGATATAGGAATGATTCAGCCACTATAACAAGTGGCACATATTGGGGTAATACTTCTGCTGAAAGAAGTGCAATTTTGGCTGGTGCTAACGATGGCTCTAATGCCAGAATGACTTTTAATTTACATCATGGTACAACTTCACAAGCTGCTGACCCAATGTTGTCAGGCATATTGGACAACTGGACATCCAATCATAAACTCACAGGCATAGCCTATGTTGCAGCTAACTTTGAATACGACACTAGAGGGATGTTTAGTGGCATACCAAATTTATCTTTAGTTGTTAAAGGCAAAAAGGTTTACGACCCAAGAAAAGATACAGCACATGGTGGCACAGGCTCACATGATTTTGATACCACATCTACTTATGAATGGTCAGACAATGCAGCCTTATGTTTGTTGGATTACATAACCAGCGATGACTATGGTAAAGGTCTTGGTGAAGCTGATATTGATATGTCATCTTTCCAAACTGCTGCTACCGATGCAGAAGCCACAGTTGATACCATATCGCACACAATAACAGTTAATTCAGCATCTATAGATTCAGATGTGCTTGTGATTGCTTCTACCAGTGAAACCGAATTTAAAAAACTAAAGATAGGCAATTTTTACACTGTAACTGCAGGTGCAACTACACACATTGATAATAGAAAATTACTTAGCAAAGATTATGGCGAAACAGGTTTGGTTGGTGGCAATAGAAGACCTGTTTATAGGTTGAGTTTTGAGAAGGGTGCTGTTGATGCTGCGATAACCACAGCTACAAGCTGCACATTTACAGAAACAGAAAAAAGATTTCATTGTAATGGTGTTATTGATACCGATGAGCCAGTTATAGACAATGCCAAGCTCCTAATTTCCAATATGAGAGGAATATTCACCTATAGTAATGGTAAATACTCAATAGATGTAGAAGGCACTGAAACACCAGTACAGACCCTTACAGAAGATCATATATTGGATGCTGGTATTCAGCTTAATTTAGAAAGCAAAGAACAGAAATACAACAAGGTTGAAATTGAGTTCTTTAATTCACAAAAGAAATACGAAACCGATACAGCCTATTACACTGGTGAATCTGGTGACACTTTCTTAGCAGACGATGGCAATGAGATATTAGAAACAAGAGTACAGTTTCCATTTGTAACCAATCAGCGTATAGCCTATAACCATGCTGTATCAATTTTAAAAAGATCAAGAAGTCAAAGAACCATATCTTTCTTATGTTCACCTAGAGTGTTGAAATCAAGGGTTGGTGAAGTTATAGCTATTACCAATAGCAACTTAGATTTATCGTCTGAACAATATCGCATCACCAATATGACGATACAACCAGACCTTAATATAGAAGTGACAGCCATTGAGTATCAAGGTGGTATCTATGGTTACAACGAACCACCAGATGAAGATTTAGGCATCATTAAAGACCCTGTAGAATCCAATAGAGTAGATGCACCCAGCAATTTTAATTTTAATCAGAAGAGTGGTTCAACACCTGCTTACTTATCATGGGATGATAGCAATGCTTACCCTTCTTATGAATTTGCAGTGAAGGTTTACGATTCGACTAACCAATCAGGCAATGTTATTAGAGATGGCAGGGTCAAAGAAGCTAGATTTTATTTGCCTGAATTGCCTAAAGCCAATGGTTACTCTGCATTGGTTGTAGCGATTAATTCACTAGGCATAGAATCGAATGATACTTTACTTAATTCATTCAATGTCACAGTAGACCCAGTTATTAATGATGACATAGGTAATGGTGCAGTAGACACCGATGAAATCAATCAAGGTGCTATTGGTGGTATGCAATTCACAGAAACCAAAGCCTATTATGGCACTGGTACATTCAATGACAGCAATACACCTTTTTATGTTGATACCAGTTCTAATTTCTCACTTGGCAGTGCTTTGTCCTTCAATGGCACAACCTTAACTATAGGTGGCTATGCTACAGATACCGATATTGCTGATTTCATTACTGGTGCAGAAGTCAATGCCAATGTTACATCCATTAGTGGTGGAGTTATACAAACAGGCACAATATTGGCTGATAGGATGGATGTGGATACAATCTCATCTATTGCAGCAGACTTAGGTTCAATCACAGCAGGTTCTATTAATATAGGTTCAGGTGCATTTACTGTATCTAGTTCAGGTGTTATGACAGCGACAGGTGCAACTGTATCTGGGAACATTACAGCAACTACATTGAATGTTAGTGGTGCAACTGTTACAGGTACACTTGATGCAGAAGTCATAACCTTAAATGGCACACCATT